CAACTACATGCGAACCTTCGCTGTCTCGATGGGAGCTAATCAGCAGATGGTGGACGGTCTCACTGACCCGTCCGCATTCAAGCTGATCCACATGGCCATGCAGTTCCACAAGGGGACGCAGAAGGTTGTGACGCAGAAGGTCAACAAGGCTCCAAAGAAGATTGTGAAGTCCTCGACCGTCTCGACACCGCCTAGCCAGGACACCAACCGCGCTGTCGGCCGAGCACAGGCTGTAGCTAAGCTCAAGAAGTCCGGCGGCTCCATGGATGCAGCCCAAGACGCCTTCATGTCGTTGTTCGGCGGCGACAACAACTAATCTCGCACTACCTATCTATTTTCAGAAAGACACTTACTTACTATGGCTACCTATCAGACCTTTCAGGAAGTCGGCCTGAAGGAGAACATCTCCGACATCATCACCAACATCAGCCCGCGCAAGACCCCGTTCCTGTCCGCAATCGGCAACGAGAAAATCCATCAGCCGCTGTTCCAGTGGCAGGAAGACTCGCTGCGCTCTGTGAACGGCACGGCGGCTGCGGCTGTTGAAGGTGCTGACCCGTCCGACATCACCGTTACCCCCACGGTCATGCGCAACAACCAGACGCAAATCTTCGTGGAAGCCGTGAAGGTCTCCGAGACCGCGCAGGCGTCTCTGGCCTATGGCCGCGCGAAGGAGCTTGCGTACCAGATGAGCAAGACCTCGGCAGCCCTCAAGCGCGACCTTGAGAACGCCTTCGTCGGTACCGCTCAGGTTCTGGCTGCGGGTTCGTCCTCGACCGCGCGCAACATGGCTGGCGTGCAGCAGCAGGTCGCTGCGGGCAACATCAACTACATGGGCGCGGCCACCGCGCTTAGCGAGGCGGGCCTGCTTATCGGCCTCCAGAACGCCTTCACCGCTGGCGCTGACCCCGACCGCATTCATGTCACCCCGTCGAACTCGATTGTCGTTGCCGCGTTCGCGTCGGCGGCCGGTCGTTACCGGACGTTCACCGACCCGAAGTCGAACAACATCGTCAACGCGGTGAACCTGTACGTCTCGCCGTTCGGTGAGCAGAAGGTGGAAATCAACCGCTTCCTCAAGGCGAAGAATACGCTGATCTTCGAACCGGCGATGTGGACGCAGGCCACCCTTCGTCCGTGGACCCGGCAGACGCTGGCGAAGACCGGCGACGCTGAGAAGCAGATGATCGTCGGCGAGTTCTCGCTGAAGCACAAGAACTACGCGGCTTCGGCCATGGTGATCGACAACGCCACCACCGGCTTCTAAGCCAACCTTTTCCTTCTCATGAGGATACGAGGGGTGTCCCGCGACGGCGGGCCCCCTCACTTTTTTTATGTCTCAAGAAACTTTCTACGAAGAGCCCCAGCTAATCAACGCGCTGGTTAGCTTCGAACAGGACGCAGACGGCAAGACCCTCTACGTCAACCAAACCCAAGAAATCCCCGACGACTTCTTGCGGGCGCAGGCCGACAAACGGCTAGCTAGCACGAACGAGCGCGCCACTGACTTCTACGAGGTGGCCTCAATCCCCATCGCGGTCGTTGACCACCTTCTGACCCACTACGGCTTCGACGTCATGACGGCGCCCGTCCGCGAGACCTTGCGGATGCTGAAGCAGCTTGAGCTGGACCAGTTCCTGTCAACGCAGAAGCGCATCTAACGCAGCGGGGTTCGCCTTGAACAACCCATTGAGTGGGGCGGCACCCTAACGGGCCAAAGCCACAAATGTTGCCCGGCGCACGTCGCCCATTCTCCCAACGGATACTTAAGTGAACCTCAGCCAGCTAACGGCGCAATTTCTTGCGCTGATGAACCGCAGTGACCTGAATGCCAATCCGGCGCTTGCGACCACCTTTATCTCTCAGTCGATCATGAGGTTGCAGCGCGAGCTTCGCGTTCCCTTCATGGAGAAGATTGTCCGCTACACGATCCCCGACACCTTCGACCCAACCTTGGGCCTCGTGATCCCTTCGGACCTTCTGGAGCTGATCGACATCAACGTTGACAGCGACAACACCGGATACATCGACTACCCGCTTCAGCGCGTGCAGCTAAAGGAAGCTATGACGCGCGCAGAGCTACTCGACATTCCCAAAGTCTTCGCAAGGCGCGGCGGCTATTGGGTGCTCGGCCCGCAGCCCAAAGTGGGCTCTGTTATCGAGATTGTCTACTACGCCGAATTTGCCCCGCTGGTGAACGGCACGGACACCAACACCATCTCAAGGATTGCTTGGGACGCTGTGGTGTACGGGGCCCTCTCCGCAGCGGCGGACTACTACAACGACGACCGCAGCCAAGTCTTCGAGGCGCGCTACAGCCAGATTACTCAGAGCCTTCAGGCCATGGCCGACGGAGACGAGTTGACCGCAGACGCCGCTGTGCGCCCCGCGCTCCTCTTCAACAACGACTGGTCTCAGTCTGACGGAATGGGCTGGTAAATGACGCAAAGCTCGTTCTACGGCGATACGCCTAACTACGCTACCGACTTCCCCACGCAGAACGACGGCAACACCCAGCCTGCCGACGGCAACGTACAGGCGCCTAGCTCGTTCTACCCGAACGGCGGCATCTACGCTTTCCTGAATTCCAGCGATCCGCTGTTGGTGCAGCTGCAAGGACTAGTGGACGCCACGCTAGCTAATGCAACGGCGGCAGCTACTAGCGCGGCTAACGCGGCGGCTAGCGAAGCTACCGTACTAGCTGGCATCGCTGCCGCAGCTGGAACGGCTACGCCCCTCGTGGACGGAACGGCAACTGTAGGCACTAGCACCAAATGGGCCCATGAGGACCACGTCCACCCTACGGATACCTCGCGCGCCTCTGTGACGGCGTTGGCTCTCAAGGCCGACAAGACCTACGTTGATACGCAGGACGCTACAAAGGCCGACACGAGCTATGTGAACACACAGCTGGCCCTGAAGGCCCCTCTCGCCTCCCCGGCGTTCACAGGCTCCCCCACGGCCCCTACGGCTGCCGTGGACAACAACAGCACCGCGATTGCCACGACCGCATACGTGCAGCAGCAGGCCGGGGCCTCGACGCCTGCAATGGACGGCACTGCGAGCGCCGGATCGTCTCTGAAGTGGTCCCGTCAGGATCACGTTCATCCTACGGACACCTCGCGGGCGCCTCTTGCATCTCCCACGTTCACCGGGACGCCTGCGGCTCCTACGCCTACCGCTGGGGACAACACCACGAAGGTTGCCACAACTGCGTTCGTCACGACGGCTATTGCAGGGGTGACCCCTCCTACAGGTGCTCCACTCAAGGAGCAGCAGACTGTGGACACGACCAACAGGTCAACCTCGTCCACGAGCTACGCGGCAACCGGGTCAATCTCTACGGCGATAACTCCGCAATCGGCGTCCAACAAGTTGCGTATTCAGGTTTCGGGTGTTCTCGGAGCATCCACCGCCATCGGCGTGCATGTGACGTTGTTCCGCTCCATCAACGGCGGTGCGTACACAGACATCACGCCCGCAGGCTCTACCGAACTTCAGGGTCAGGTGGTCACAGGCTCATCGTTCCCGCAGCCTCTGAATATCGACTTCATCGATAGTCCGGCCACAGCCCTTCCCGTGACCTATCAGCTGTACATGTCCGTAACATCTGCTGCCACCGCTTATCTTGGCAGGCGCGGTTCTGACACTGTTTTCAGCTCCCCGACCGTCTTCACGATCACCGAAATCAAAGGCTAGCTAAAGAACCTAATGAACATCTCTACCAAGGGGCTCATTGAAATCATGAGCCACGAAGGCGTTTGCCTTTCTCCCTACCTTGACTCGGTTGGCGTTTGGACAATCGGCGTCGGCATCACGAAGCACGACGGCAAGGACCCCCAGACCATGGGGACCATTTCGATTGACCAAGCCATAGCTATGTTCAAGGACCGCATCGCCACTTACGTAGCTCCGGTGCAGAAGCTCGGGCTTGCGCTCACTCAGGCGCAGTTCGATGCTCTCGTGTCCTTCTGCTACAACGTGGGCCCGCAGAACCTAGCTAACCTTTGCCGTGGGCGCACCGTCGCTCAGATTGGCGAAGCGTTCGACCTCTACCACAAGCCTGTCGAAATCACTGAGCGCCGC